TTCAGACGCATAAGTATCTGTACTAGCATCACCAGATCCACCTGTGCCACGAAATAAAGCCATTCAAAGCTCCTACAAAAGAAAAGGAAAAAGGGAGCCATTACTGACTCCCCGTAGTACGTTACTCAGCGATTGCGAGTACGAAACCAGCTTCAGGACGGTATACGTTAACACCGTACAGGCAGTCAGCCGTGTAGAGTGTTGAGAGGTATTCCTGCTTGTACTGGGTTTGTGAACGAACAGCTTGCTGCTCAGCCATAACGATAGCGTCACGGTGGAACAGAAGTGCTGCACGAGTATCAGCAGAAGATGCAGTGTTGTCTGCAGCCGCTTCGATAGTTGCACAGTTAGCTGAAACGTAAACGTCTACACCGTAGAGGTTACCGATAAGACCAGACTGTACTGACTGACCTGATACAAAGTCAGAAGACACGTAACGGTCGATGCCCATGATTGTGTTACGAACAGAAGGTGGGATAACAAGTACACGATCTTCCATAGGTACGTTGTTGTCGTCAAGCTTCTGGATCATGTCACGGAAGAAAGCATCAGTGAACACGTCGCCAGCAACGATAGTGTCATCAGTGTACTGAGTAGTAGTACCACCGTCGTTAAAGAAACAACCAGAGTGCTGGTAGTCAGTAGGAGCTACTGAACCAGAGAATACAACAGCACCACCATCACCAAAACCAGTACCGCAAGAGTGCAGGTCAGTATCGATCTTAGTAGCAAGCGCGTAACCAGCGTCTTCTGTGTAGAACTGACGGAGGCTGTTGAGAGCCTGTACTTCTACGATGTCTTCGATCAGACGTGAGTACTCGAAGTGACGGTCAATATCAACAGTCAATTCTGACTCAGTGTTTGCAATGATAGTAACTGCAGTGTCAGCAGCCTTAGCATTCGCATCACCACGGATGGGCTTTGGAATGTGCAGCTTGTCACCTTTCTTACCGTTCATCGCAATACGCTTTACAAGAGGAGCCATCTTAAGGTTCTTCTGGTAAGCAGCGATGATCTCATCACTCCAGATTTCTGGAATAAATGTTCCAGCTTCAGTCTTCGCAGTAAAACCGGCTGCGCCCGGATAAGTTGCAGTAGCCATGTCAATCTCCTAGATTATTTGACTCGACCCTCCGCATAAGCTGCCATGATTTCATCGGCTAACGCTTGATAACGATCAGGGTCATTCTTCATTAGTTTAATAATGTCGGCCCTGCGATATACCTTTTTACGTGATCCTTCAGCACTACCTCGTGCATTGCCTGTATTGGCTGCCTTCAGTGATTGCTTACGTGCCTGTTTTTCAACATTAGCAGTTTGCTGTGCAACTGTTTTACGTTCTTTCCAGAGTGTAAACAGTTCATCAGCAGAGTCAGCATCATACTGTTGGTCAGCTGCTACAAACAATTGCGTCCTGATCTTTGAAGCTTTAATCCACTCAGCAAACTTAGGATCGCTAAGAATCTCTTGCATATCGGGATGCTTACTTTGAAGCATAGCAAGAGAAGCTTGTTTCTTATATTGCGTAGAGTATTCTTCCGCTTCTCTGATCTTAGGATGATTCTCAATTGCACGGTTGACAGCCGCTTGAGGATCTGTAAAATAGTCTATATCGTCTTCAGGCTCAACAGTTTGTTGAGGTGCTGGTGGTTGTGCTTGACTAGAGATATAGTCATCAACAACCTTACGAAGTTCACCTACTTCAGATGACTGACGACCTAGTAGCTTTTCAGCTTCTTGGTGCATCTGTACAATTTCTTCTAGAGACTTACCTCGATACTTCTCTGGTAGGCTTGGTTCTTCTACTTGAGGTTGCTCAACTTCAGCTTCAGGCTCTTGTTGAATCTCATCTACTTCGTTTTCAATGATGTCCACATTTTCCTCTTCAGGTTGTGGATCAAGCATCATAGCTCGTGACATAATTAAACTCCGTGATTATAATCATTGTGGAGACTTCTTTCTACCTGCTTTTTCGTGTTCTCGTACCCATTTCATGTGCTGACCGGGAAAGTCCCCAGTAGAACCATCAAGGTGAAAAGACGGGGCAGATACCATTTTTGTAGCATTGGCACCACAACCACACCTACTGGTTGTAACAGTACCCTCTACAAATTCTTCAAAGACATGTCCGTTTGTACAACGGAAGTCAAATATTTTATACATCTACAGGCTCTTCTAGTTCTGCTTCAGCTTGATCACGAGCAGCTTCAATGGTAGCTTGTAGGTTAATAACAGATGCAAGAGCAGCTACTTGACCTTTACGGAAAAACAAATCTTCCTGATCTTTAACTGTTTGAATATCTGCTAACTGTGTTGCATTGTTGGAAAGTTCACTTACGAGTTGTTTGAAACCTTCACTGTTGAATAAATCAGCGTAGTTATCAAAGTAAGTTTCAAGCTCGGTGTTCATAGATTCCTCTAAAGTTTACTATATATATTAATAGTATAGCATGTTTTTTTGTTGCTGTCAAGCTTTTTTTGTAGTTTTTCTTCTACGTCCAGAAGCTGTAACAGCATGTTTAATTTTAGCTGGTCCTGTTTTACGCTTAGCTGAAGATTTCTTTTCAGCCGCTGTCATCTTTGCAGCAACAGCTTTAGGTCTACAAGAAGGATATGGACGCTTAGACTTAGTAGCTGACTTACGACCGCAAGGCTTACCTGTCTTAACGTCTACCCACTCCTCTTTAAACCATTTGGTAAGTCCACCTTTAGGTTTACTCATAAGTACCACCACGCTTTTTATACTCTTTGGTTAACCAACCAGAGGCATAAGCACTAGGCCAGACCTTATACTTCTTCTTAGCCTCTGCCTTGACACGTGCATAGAGTGCTTTGTTTTTAGGTTTGGGACTACTCTTTGACTTAGCCATTGCAATTACTTCTTTTTGTTTTTCTTATTGGTCATTGTACGTTGACCACGCTTAGGCATTGCAGGTTTCTTTTTAGGCTTTGTTGCTTTCATTCCATAACCGGGCATAGCTTTCTCCTTTGCTGTCTTAGACAGATCTTCAAAATGGAAAAGTTTTACAGATGTTTTTCCGTGAGTTTTACCTGAGTGCAAAGAACCATCAGGCATTTTGTGCGTAGCACCTTTGTATTCTTTACCGTCTTTTGAGTAGTGCTTTACGCCCATTGCCATGTTGGTTTCCTTTTATTTACGTTTACCTTTTCTTAACTTTTTAAAATCAGCACCAGTAATTTTATCTCTTGGTGGAGCTACCCTTGCAATCTTTTTCTGTTTAGGTGAATATGAACCACTTTTACCTTTAGGCATGTTAGTTTCCTTTTCTCATCATATTTTTAACGGATTGAATACCAAAGCTGGCTGCAAAGACGACACCCACCGCAGTCTTGTAATAATCTGGCATAGCGTCCAATGCAGCAAAGCCATTTCTTACAATGTCGTGATGACCAGTAAATGCTAGTATTAACGGTATGGATACCAAGATAGTTAGCCACTCATCCTTCCAGCTACTGTTACTAGCCTCAGCCATTGTCTGATTCCACTCAAGCTCTCCAGCAGCGACTCTGTGTGCAATGGTAGCCTTAGCCTTAGCTATTTCTATCTTTGCCTGTAGCTCCATCTGAGCCTTCTCTGCTCGACCTTCAAACCATACCTTGGCTACATTGGCTACAGGTTTTAAAAAACTCAGTATCATAATTCAAAAAACTTCTTCTCAATTATGTACTTCTCTGGTATACGAATAACCTTTGCCCACTCTCCATCTTCTAAAGAGTTCCAATCTCTTGAGATATAGTAGTTATCGAACCTGTCCTTATCAACTAAGAATCCTGATGTTTCCTGAACACACTGAGACATGTGAACATCATCATAAGTATCACCTTCACACGCATCGTCCCATTTAATGTACACTATCGTTTTCAAAGTATTTCTCCAAAACTTCTAGTTGGTCGTGATATTCCGCAATGATTGCAAGTTCTTTTTCTATTGTTTCCAATAGGTCTGAGTGTTCACCCACACCAACAGCGTTAGCCATATAGACTTCAACATTAGTTACATGTTTAGCTATATGACCTTCCGCATGTTGTCTCAAAGCCTTTAGCATTTGTTTCTTCATGTAAACAGCCACATTACTGTTATGAATACACCTAAGACAAAAGAAGTAACTACGTAGAAAAAGCACCAGTCATTGGCACTGTTAAAACATTTCTTCAAAGTGGTATCCCATCTATGTTTTCAAATTTAGCAGGTAAGCAAGCCGCACCATAATCTAAGATGCGACCTGCACTTTTCATTTCCTCTAACTTGTTGGCGATAGTAGCCATTTCAGGACATTCCTCTTGGATTGTCGTCTTATGGTCTATCTCGCCATTCAAGTTAAGTAGTACTACTACTATGATTGCAATCTTCATTTGACTGCCTGAGCTATCTTCAACTCACCTTCTGAAGCCATTTCTTTATCCCATACATCTAGCTTTTCATTGATGTACTTAAACCATACTGGTGGTAATAAAGATAAGGCAAAAAGAGTAAAGTAGCCACGACCACAGTTAGGCGCACCTACATCGTCTAGTTCCCAGAAGTGTGTTTCACCCCTGTCGTGATGGTCTGCCTGACGACCAATCTCAATGAAGAACCAGCTAGAGAAAGCTGTATTGTTATCCCACGAATGACGATAATCAATTGGCTGACCCTTCTCACGGTACAAGCCGTAATGCTCTAAGTAGTTCAATGTCTCTAGCTCAAAGTTTGATACTAGCCAGACAACAGCTAACATTGCCAAGCCCATGTAACCACCAGCGAACCAGAATAGAGCAACAGTTGGTATGGACATTAGGTATCCACGAATCCAACGATTGTCAAAAGACAGGAAAGATTTGCCTAGACGGGCTAGACGCTGCTTCTCCATCATGAACAAGAACTTGGATTGCCCAAGACCTGATAGCGGGAAATGTTTGTATAAAGAGCGACCACGCGGGGATGTAGCAGGGTCGTCTTGGTGTCCCAGTTCTAAGTGGTGGTTGTATACATGAGCGTAGCAAAAGTGCGCTTTACCAGACAAAGCCATCATGATACGAGAAAGAGTAAAACTAAATCCTTTCGTATGTGATAACTCATGTCCATAAATAATTCCAATCCCTGCAAAAATTCCCGTGGATAGTGCAGCCCCAACAAGTTGGGTGAGACTACCACCAAACTGTGCATATTGCCATACTTGATACGCTAAGGCGAGTTGTAGTAAGACGAATAGACCTAGTGTAGAATACATTACACCATTTTGAAACCATGCTGCTGCATTGGTATCACCATTCTCATCAAACCCTGCACCTGCTGTACGTTTTGTAACCAGTGTATCTAAGATTATTGCTCCGCCTAGCATAAACACGCCAAGCCAAGACCAAATGCCACCAGCTAATACTCCTGCAAGAGATGTAGAAATAAGGGCTGGAGCAAGTAAGTAACGAATGTTTACTAAAAACTTTTTCATTGTTGCTCCTAAATTTAGTTAAGTTATTTGCTTCTTCGCTTAACAGTAGCACCCATTGGTTTTTTCATTTTTGACATACCATTTTGCTTCTTCTTTGATGATTTACCAACTTTACTACCGTATGTACCTTTACCCATTGCCATAATACTACCTCCTTTTTGTTTTAGGTTTTGATTTAACTGCTTTTGGTTTACTTTTCAACAGGTCAGCATCGGCTTTTCTAGCCCCACCCTTACCTGTAACGAAACTACGAACACGACCCATAGCCCACGCCTGTGCAGACTGTCCAGTTCTTGAACCAGACGAATAATAAGCCCCTAGCCCTCTTTTGTACACTTTGTCCAAAGTAGACTTAGGAAACTTCTTTGTATAACTTTCGGGATACTTAGGCATTACTTTTTCCTAGAGCGACTTCTTTGCTTAGAGATTCTGTCCATCTCTGCTTTTGTCAAAGTACCCGCCTTGTATTTTTTACGAGTAGAAGCTATTTCTTTAGCTACAGCACTTTTATTTTTAGCACCAGCAAGATACTTCTTAGGTATCCCTGTCTTTGGGTCTTTTGCTACTTTCTTAAATTTTCTAGTACTAGCCATATTACCTTTTTCAAAGGCGCACTGTTCGCCATTTAATACAATTGTAGTAGACGAAGAAACAGGAGCAATCTGTTCGTATTCACAACTTGCTGCTGCTGTTGTTCCTCATCTAACTTTAGATTACATAAATATTATAGCATATTTTTTTCGTTATGTCAAGTAATATTTTTATTACACGAATAATGTCCCTTTTCGTTCTGTACAGAAAGTAGACAAACTATATTAGAAAACAGTAATTTACTTATCAATAATACCTGACTAATTTATAGGGGTTTATAACCTTCTAAAATCCACTTTTTTTGTATCTGGGGGGCTACCACAATAATTTTTTTACACTATACCCCCCTCCCCGCCCCAAATTTTTTGGCCCGATTAAATTTTAGACAGATTGGCCAGAACGCACCAAGATAACACGACAGGATTACTCTATTCGTTGCCAGTCGTTCACTAAGGTAGCGTAGAGATTGCAAGTGTGAGTGTGGTGGTGGTTACCCTCTAGGAATATTTACAGCAAGTCGCCTGGTCAATTCGCCTGGTCAATTTGTGCAAAAAATAACCAGTCAATTTTATGGGTTGACAATATGTGATTCTGTGTTATAAGGGGGACACTATCTAATTAATTAAAGGTTAAATATGAAACACTACTTAATAGAATATGATACAGAGTATGGTTCGGCTGAATTTGAGGGCGAGTACAGCCATTACATGACTTTTATTAGCGAGGCTAACAAAGCCGGTAGAGATGCCGGACTATTAGAGCCTGATGAAAGCGTGTTAGATTGCGACTATGAAATTTGGGTTGATGGCGAATAGGCTAACTGATGAGAGTTAATTACTCGAAACGAGGCAGAAACAAAGCAGGACTTACTCACCCTGCTCGCCTCGTATTAGTCAAACAATACCTTGAGGAAAAAACATGAAACAGACACTAGACACGAACGAGGCGGTTGAAATTTTAATGTGCGACCATTACGCAGACTGGACTCGCGCCGAGGCCGAAGCGATTATCGAGTTTTTAGAGGAGCTCGAGCGAGACACTGACGAGGAAATCGAACTAGACCCTGTGGCGATTAGGTGTGAGTGGAAAGCAGTAACAATAGACCAAGTAATTGCAGACTATGACGACTGCCCAGACGAGCTAACAGAAATTTTAGATTGGCTGGGTGAACGCACAATCGTTTTACATCCGCATCAAGACGATACAATCATTATTCATGAATTCTAGGGGATAATATGAGCAATCAATACAACGAAGCATTATACGAGCAACTACATGATGAGTGCTACTTTTACATGATGGATGAATTGATGTTAAAGTACCAATCAGTATTGCTAACCCTAGAGGGTGAGGAGTCTAGTATATTTGCTGAGTGGTTAGACGAGCGAGCCAGCAAGTTTGCAGACGAGAGAGCACCTGAACTTTACAATGAGAGAGGAGAGTAAACATGAATGAATATATTATTAACATTTTAGATAACGAGGGCTTTGTGTTGATGACGATAGAAAGCCCTATCACAACCTATGACGAGGAAACATACGCTGAGATACATGTGTCGCCTCTGTTGCCAGTGATAGCAGAGGCACACGGGGAAAAGAAAGCGTTCTATAGAATCCATAAAAGAGGAGAGTTAATTAAATGATATACGGAAAAGATTACAGCGATAACTTCTATAGCTATTCAGATGAAATGTGGCTAGACGCTAGGACAAGCGACCTAGTAGCCTCAGACTTTACGGAACTGATAGACATAGCCAAGGATAGGCTAGACGATGATATGCTCTCAGAGTGCATCAGAGAGGCGCAGATTAAGAAAAACTACGCACCATTGGGTGAGTACCTGTTCAAAAGAGTTGAGAAACAAGCGTACGCACAAGCAAAAGAGGAATTAGAAAATGAGTAGAATAAAACTAGACTATAAACAAAAACAGAAAGAACAGTTTGAGGAGGAAGAACCAGCAGTAGCAATAGTAGCTAGCATACTGTTTGTTCTGCTATGCGTACTCACATACATACTGTTAGTGATGGCTAGCGTATGAGTGGGCTACTACTTTTTATCGTTACAATAATTTATAGTATTGTAGCAATCGACCAATTCTTTAAGGGTAACCCAGCACTAGCCACTGTATACTTAGGTTACACTGTGGCTAATGTTGGACTAATGATAGTGGTGGACTAATGAAAAAAGACCAAGTATTGAAACCAGAACATTATGAACGCTGGGAGATAGAACCAGTCACATTTATTATGCTGAATAATATGGACTTCTGGCGTGGTAATGTGATAAAATACGTAGCGCGTGCAGGCTTTAAGGATGATGAGATACAGGACTTAGAGAAAGCAAAACGATACATTGACATGCGTATAAACCAACTAGAGGGTAAACAAATAACTGATGAAAGGAGGAATAAATGAGTTTCGCTATATTTTTTATAATAGTTATTATTTTAATAATTTTAGGAGAGCTATAAATGATGGATGAATACAAAAAATCAGAATTTACAGATGAAGAACTAATGGAACTCTATACCGCTTACCTAGAGCATATAGAAGAAATGCAACGACTAGAAGATGAACAGAGGGCTTACCAATGGGAGCAAGGACTATGCGATGCGTAGTATGTAACAAAGAACTTACAGACTTGGAGAGTACAATGAAAAATAAACATACTGGAGAATACTTAGACACATGCTCAGAGTGCTTGAGAGAGATTAAAGGATACTCAGATGACGATGACATAGACGACCTATACCTATGGGCGGAGTACATCAAGCCTGTTGACGAGGACGACTAAACGTGCTAAAATATTACTGTAATATTACAGAGAAACAAGAGGAGATATTATGATTGTTGATGACTACGGCTTAGAGTGGAACAGAGAGTTTGGAATGACTGATTCTGCTGAAATGATTAGCCAAATGGGATTGAGGGCTTTTCTCGCTACTGTTGCTGAATATATAGAGGATGAGACAGAAGCAGAAAACATACAGAAGGTGCTAGAGCAATGGTAGAAAATGAGATAAAGGGTAAATGTATTCGTAAAGAGCCATGCGAACTGTGTGGCTCTACTAAGGCTAAGCAGGTATTTCAAAAGCCAGACGGCATAATAGATGCCTACTGTTTTTCGTGCTTAACTTATTTCCCAAAGAACAAGTTACCACAAGAAAATCACAGAACAGAAACCAAGAAGACAAAACCTATGTTTGATATTAATAATGTAGATAGCCTACCTATTCGTTCCATCAGGGGTGTTAGGAAAGAGATATGTGAAGGATTTGGGGTCAAGGTTCTACTGTCAGAGAAAGACGGAAAGACAGTAACCCATGAAGTGTACCCAGACCGAGCCAATGGACAGGTGGTAGGCTATGAGGTCAAGTCAGTTGACAAGCAGATAACCTCAGTAGGTGACAGGAAAGGTAGCCTAGAGTTATGGGGTCAGCACATAGCCATGAAGAATGGAGGCAAGAAACTATTTATTACAGAAGGTAGACTGGACTGTATGTCATTGTATCAATCTATATTTGACAATAAGTCCAAGTCATACGCAGGTTTACCATCAGTAGTAAGCATCACCAAGGGTGTAAACTCAGCAGTCAAGGATATTGTAAACAACAGAGAGTTTATAAACAGGTACGATGAAGTGATACTAGTATTTGATACTGACGATGCTGGAAAGAAAGCAGTTAAAGACGTACTCAAAGTATTCCCTAGATTCAAGGTAGCTACCCTACCAATGAAAGATGCTAATGAAATGCTACAAGCAGGTAAAAGCCATGAGTTATTTCAAAATGCTATGTTCAAGTCAGACTACGTAAGACAGGGTGAGCTAGTAGACATTGACGGGGACTTGATTCAGAAGGCACTAGTCAAACCAGAGATGGGCATACCATTCCCTTGGGAATCAGTGAACAAAGCTACGTTTGGTATCAGACCACACACTATCCATGTAGTAGGTGCTGCACCCAAGGTAGGTAAGTCTCACCATGAGTACCAGTTGATACAACATCTAATCAAGTCAGGGCATAAGGTTGGGGTGTTTGATTTAGAGAACGCACCAGTCAAGACAGCATTGAGAATTGCTAGTAAACATGCCAAGCAGGACTTCACCAGACCA